AAAATCCGCATCCGCAGCCGTTACCGGCAACAGCACTGGAGGCGGCTACCTCAGCCTGTCCAAGCTCCCCGATGGTGGATCCGTCCGCTTCGCCCTACTCACTGACGAACCTCTGGAGTTCTACGAGTGCTGGGGCGCCGCCAACGGCGCAAACAAACCCTTCCGCTTCGACTTCGAACCCACCTACGAGGACGTGGTTGCCGAAATGGGCGACTTCGAGCCCCGCGAAGGCCGCGGCGGCCCCGGCACTGCAGACGTGAAGTTTGCCATCGCTTGCCCGGTCTACAACTTTGACGCCGGCTCCGTCCAAGTCCTCTCCCTGACCCAAAAATCCATCCTCAAGGAACTGGATCAGATCAGCCAAATGGAGGACTACGAAGACCTGCTTGCCTGGGACTTCCAGCTCAGCAAAAAAGGCTCCGGCCTCCTGACTGAGTACACCCTCCGCCCAGTCCCCCGCAAGAAAGGCGCCCAAGAACACATTGACGCCGCCTGGCTGGAAGCCAAATCCAACGGTTTCGACATCAGCCGCCTGCTAACTGGGGGTAATCCCTTCAAGGCTGCCTAATCCGTACAACGTCCGTACACCTAAGGCCCCATTCACTGGGGCTTTTTCTTGTCGTTACCGAATTTTCAAGGTACTCTATGGTTGGGAAAGAGTATCTAATGGCCTCCAACACCCAAGACACGCTGGCATCACTACGCCGTTGGAGGCTGGAACAAGACAACTCAGGCCCCTTCCGGGTCTACCGAGACCAAAAAGGCACCATCTACCATAGTGTTACACACATCCTAAAGGAAACAAGCGACAAAACCGGACTGGAGCGCTGGGAAGCCCGCCTTGGCCCCACAGAAGCCAGCCAACAACGCAATATCGCAGCCACCCGTGGCAACATGGCCCATTCACAGGCCGAGTATCTCTTAAAAACGGCACAACAATTAGCCCGCAATACAGCAAATAAGCGAAATTCCATTCACTGGGATGTTCAAGGACTGGCACGAATTCCTGCCCCAATCACCCAATGGGCACTCAAACGTGTCCGCCCAAATGTCCCCCGAGTTGGCTGGAGCGCCTCAGGCTACGCCCGAAGTCTCTCCGACTGGATCACCGAAAACGTCACAGAAATTTTTGCCAGTGAATTTTCCATTCATCACCCCGCCGGCTTCGCTGGAACCTGCGACGCATTAATCGGCCTTAAAAATAACGAACTGGTACTAGCCGACTGGAAGACCAGCGTGGGACGCAAAACGGCCATTCATGACGGCCAAGAACGCCTCCCACCCGGCCATTCATACATCGATCAGTGTGGCGCCTACAGCCTGGGCCTCAAGCACCTCACCGGCCTCCAACCGACTGGAGCAGCCATCATCCTGGCCCGCCGCTGCGGCACCCCAAACATTCATTCAATGTCGCTCCGCGACTTAAAAGAAGCCGAAGACTCATTCATGAATCGAGTGGAACAGTATTTTGCTGCGCTGGAAAACGCAGTCACAGCCTAAATTTCCATTCATGGCTCGGGCTGGCGCCCTCGACGAAAAAGCCATTCATAAAGGCCATTCATAAAAGCCATTCATGAAGGCCATTCATGACCATTCATAACTGTCCCTGTTCTTAGGCTGGAGCGTAGGCGGCCAGTCCGGCCACGCCCTCTCACAGTGCGTCCCATGATTTTCACCTTCGTGGCACTGGTGCTTCTCGTGCTAGGCGCCCTGCTGCTGCTGTTTGGATGAGTCTCATTCTCAGTCTTACGAGTCTCACGCCATAGCGGCAGAAAACCGGCCACCTAGAGGGCAGCCGGGAGGGTATCAGCTGGAGCGCTTGCGGGATGGCCTGGCCACGCCAGCATCCGACCGGACCTTACGGCTGGCGCCCTTGCCGGGTTTCTGCCTGTTCGCTGGAGCTACTGGAGAGTCGCGCGTAAAAAGGCCCGTAGCTTGTGGAAAAAGGTCCGGCGGAATGTCAGCCCCGCCGTTGATCCTCTGGCATTGGCGCCAGTACGGGATCAGTTCCCGCCACAGCTGGAGCGGGCCCTCTTTACCGTGGGCCTGCTGGAGCGCCAGGAGATCAACCCAGTCTGAGGGCTCGATTACAGACCGTTCGATCGCCCATCGCAAGTCGCGCAGCTGGCGCTTTTCCAGCCTGGTCTGCTCGCGCTCCTGTTGCCTTTGGTCGCGCTGGAGCGTTCTCCGTTCGCGCTGTGTGTTCCATTCTCCGTCTGCCATGGGTGAGGCTAGGGGTTGTTGCCTGCGACAGTAGCGCACCCGTCAACCGGCGCTGCCCACATAACGAAGTGTAACAGTAGGGAGGTTAACGGCTGGAGCATCGGCGAGGATGGGGGCTCACCACTAGGTCGACCCATGACCCGTGCCCTCTGGATACATCCAACGCCAGCGCAGCCGAACGATTTCCTACAGCTGCATTATGAAAACCAGTACGGCTACCCCGAAGGGGCCGCCACCTCGATCTATCTCCATCCTTGGAGCGTTCACGATCATATGGGCCTTGCCGCCGAAGTGGAAATCGTCCGCGAGCTAGACGACGGCTACCGTGTCCGCTTCACACAGTACAGCTGGGATACTTGGAGCATTGGTGCGTCCCATGCTTGTTTTGAACGCTTCAATGGATGCAGCGCCCAGCTTTGGGACAGCCACGGGACATTCGGTCGCTTTTACGACGCCGAAGCCTACGCGCTGTTCTGCTGGGCTCGCTGGCGTGCTACCGGCTCCCCAGGTTCTGCCGGTTTGCGCTGGCGCGTATGAAGCTCGGACGTTGTGCCATGGTGCGGCGAATCAACGGATACCCTGCGACAGTAGCACCGACCGCCAGCCTGGCCAGCCGCATTAACAAGTGTAACAATAGGGAGGGTAACGGCTGGAGCATCGGCGAGGATGGCGGGGCAAGCCACAACAAGGCACCATGCACACTGACGCTGTTAAACGGGAAACCGCCTGCTGGGGCGATGTCCAGAACTGCGGCGGCCTCCTATCGCTGGAGTCCGAGACGGTCTGGCATCGCAGCAACCGCGCACAGGACGCCGAATACATACGGACGGCGCGGCTGAGCGTGGAACAACTGCCAGAGTCTCGGCATGACCTGCCCACGTTCCGAGTCCTGGCGCGTGATCAGTGGATTCGCCGCGCTGGCAAATACGCTGGCACGGTCGAGGTCAGTTGGTTTGAATCTGGCACGTTTGACCGCTTGTGCGATGCCCAACTGTTCGGTGACTGGGCAATCGGGCGCTGGCACGCTGCCGGCACGTTCGGCGCTGCTGGGATGGATCTGAGGTTAGACCTCGATCAAGACGGCAACCCTAGCGCTTGACCGCCGGCCGGTCCGGCTGTATTGTTGAACCCGAGACCCCACCCTAAGGCTCACCCATGGACAACACCTTCCACTGGACTGGTTCCCACGTTTCGGGCTCCCGTGCTTGCGCGGTGGTGCGTTACGCCGGGCCGACCGACCACCGCGGCAGCCGCTGGCTTGCCACAATCAAACGCGACAGCCAGACCACCTGGCGCGCATCGGCCACCTTTCAGGAGGGCCCCATCACTGCCGCACTGCGGGCTGCCAGCCGTGCTGGCGTTGAATGGGCTGCCGTGACCTGCCACAGCATTGACCCCGACACCTACTGCGTGGGGTTCTGAGCGATGCTTAAGACTCTGACCGTCTGGGACGTAGAGCTGACCGATACGTTCGGCGGCGAGGCGAATTACAGCTGGGTGCGGCGTGATCAGCTGGCACTGCCGCATGATGCCAGCCGGCGAAGCGTGATCATAGCGGCGAAGGCTGCGTTAGGTCTGACCGGCTGCCGGTGCCGGACGTTTGAGCACGGCGAAGGGTTTGAGCTTCGCCCGGTCGGCTCGTGCACCGTGGCGTTTGTCTTGCCGTCTTACTGACTGGCGCTCCTACCGATCAACGGCCCGGCCAAACGGTCGGGCTTTTTGCTGCGCGGCCTACGGCCGCTTGCAAGGTTACAGCTTAAGATTGAATCAAACGGCTGGGATCTTAACAATGTCGGACAATCCGGAAGCTAACAATCAAGCGCCGGAAGTGTCGGCGGAAGTAGAAGACAAAAAGGCTAAACATCCGCTGGGTTGCTACGGCAAGCGCAACCCGAATGCCGTCATCGAAGAACGCCAGCGTCGTTTGTATCGGCGGCAGCTGGAGGGACTGACGACACGGCAACTAGTTCTAGATCACGCTTTTAGAGAAAGCATCAGCGAAAAGACTGCCTGGATGGATTGGCGCGTCGTCAGCAAGTGGAATGAGGAGGACTGGCAGAAGGATCGAGAGGCTATGCTTTCTCGTCTGCAAGGTATGCGCCTGCGACTGATCAACAAAGCGATCAGCAAGGGCAACCTGCAGGTTGCGATGCTTGGGTTGAAAGACCTAGGCGCCCACCTAGGCGAGGCAGCGATCGAGACGCAGGCCGCACTTGGCACGCCATCGCTCTCCATCGTGGTGGAGGACAAGCGCCAGGGTTGACCGCTGGCCGCTAGTGTGCAACAATGGGAGGCAAGTCATACCAAGACTCTCCATGACTAACACCGAACGCGGATCCCTCGGCTACCTGGTGGCCTGCGGTGCCATCGTTGCCGCCCTCGTGGCGATGGGCTTCGACAACAGCCGCCAGCTGGCGCGATGCGAGGCAGCCGGCCGCTCCGCTGCCGAGTGCCGGCTCGTGGTGCTCGGCCGTTGAGGGCTAGTACAACTGTACTCTGTTACAGTGTGTTACAGTACGGCCGCCTAGCGCGGTCTGCTGTGCTACAATACAGGAGTCAACCAAGGGGGACCCTCCCATGAACACCGCCTACCACTTCCGTCTGTTCACCTACCAGGACGGCGGCCGCACCATCTCCGTCGGAGCTTCCACTATGGTTCACGCTGCCAGCCAAGCCGAAGCCGAGACCGCGCTACGTCGCCAGCTGGCACGCTGGGAGCACGTCGCCCCGCTTCACGGCCCGGCCCGCAACGCCTACAGCTGGCACTGAGAGTACAACCGTACTCTATTACAGTGTGTTACAGTACGGCCGCCTAGCGCGGCCTGTTGTACTACAATACGACAGTACACGCAAGCCACACCATGGCAACCCTCACCACTTGCGCCGCTCTCCTGCTGGCGTTGATCCTGCTACCGCTGCTCGTGCTCGCATGGGCTGCTGAGACCAAGCAACAACGTGCCAGGCGCTGGCGCCGAGCCGGCTGGACTCAACAGCGCATCGCTGACCGGCTCGGCTGCTCCCGTTCCACCGTGCGCCGGCTGCTGGCCGCCTAGTACAACCGAACTACCGGCCAGGCGCCAGCCGGGATAGTACGGATGCACTACCAGGGGGTAGGGTCCGGCGATGGTGGGGGCTGTGCAGCGCTCAGGGAACCTTGACACCTATTTCAAATTTCTTCTACTGTGTAACGGGGGTAGGGTAGCGATTCCCAGAACGCCCAACACACCACCCCTAAAAATATGCATAGAGCAAGATATAATATGGCTAGAGCAAGACATCCCGCATGTGGAAACCCATCCAAGCATTTGAAACGCTGTACGAGGCAAGCGACACCGGCCACATCCGCTCACTGGATCGCATTGTCCGCTATACCCGCCGCGACGGACGCCGCGTGGAGCGCAAGTATGCCGGCAAGATTCTGCAACCGGGGCTAAATAGCCGTGGCTACGAGATTGTGACGCTCTGCGACGCCAAAAACCGCCACCACACCCGCGCCATCCACCGACTGGTACTTGAAACCTTTATCCGCCCCAAAAATCCGGGCGAAGAGTGCCGCCACCTTGACGGCAACATCCGCAATAACGCCCTCACCAACCTCTGCTGGGGCACTGCCGCCGAAAACATGGCTGACAAGATCGCCCATGGAACCTGGGTCCGGGGTAGTCGCGTCGGCAATTCCCGCCTTACGGAAGATCAAGTACGCGAAATCAAGCGCCGCCTGGAGCAGAAAGAGCCTCATGCTTCTATTGCACTAGATTATGGCGTCACAAGAGCGACAATTAGTGCCATCAGCGCTGGGTACAACTGGGCTTGGTTATGAGCGATAACACCGTCAGTCTTCGCCACGCCCAAGGCGAGGTATTCAGTTCCCGCAAGCGCTTCCGCGTCCTCGTCGCCGGACGCCGATTCGGCAAAAGCTACCTTTCATGCGTGGAATTATTGCGCGGAGCTATAGAACGTCCGGGAGAAACGTTCTTTTATTGTGCACCTACCTACCGTATGTCAAAAGATATTGTATGGAAATTATTGAAAAGATTGGTACCCAAAGCCTGGATCAAATCAAAGAACGAAACCGACCTCAAGATTGAACTCGTTAACGGCAGCACAATCGAACTGAAGGGCACTGAAAACGCCATGGCCCTACGTGGCCGCAGTTTGGCTGGCGTAGTCCTAGACGAAGCCGCCTTCATGTCCCCCGACGTCTGGTTCGAAGTCATCCGCCCCGCCCTCGCGGACAAACAAGGCTGGGCACTCTTCATTTCCACCCCAGATGGTACCGCCAGCTGGTTCTACGACCTCTGGTGTTACGCAGACGAAGACCCCACAGGCGACTGGACGCGCTGGAGCTTCACCACAATCGAGGGCGACAACGTCCCCCCGGAAGAAATCGAAGCCGCCCGCGCCCAACTTGACGCCCGCACCTTCCGCCAGGAGTTCGAGGCTTCGTTTGAAAACCTCAGCGGCCTAGTCGCCATCAGCTTCTCGGACGACAACATCGACAAAGTAGTCCAAGACCTCCCCGTCCTCCCCCTCCTACTGGGGGTGGACTTCAACATCGACCCCATGTCAGGCATCTGCGCCGTCAAAAAGGGCGACGTCCTCTGGGTTTTCGACGAAATCATCATGACCGGCGGCGCCACCACCTGGGATTTCTGCGAAGAAGTCCAATCCCGCTACGGCATTGAACGCCGCATCATCGCC